GTTGTCAGCAGTCTCTTCTTTGACTTCCTCAACGACTTCTTCTTTTGTCTCTTCAGGAGTCTTGCCTTCTTCGACAGCTTCGACCACTTCTTCCTTCACTTCCTCTTTGACTTCATCGATGACTTCTTCGTTGCTTGCCTTCATCTTCTAGATTGCAGCATCAACAGCTTCATCGATGAGCTTGATAAGTTCTTCTTTGTCCATAGTGAGTATGTCCTCTTTCGTTTCTTGTTCAAAATCTTCTTTGTCTTCTTCCATCTCTACTGGAGCAGAGTTCACAATAGGCTCTATTCTTCCAGCTTGTGATGGCTTGTTAGTCAGCGCGACAGATGTCATCTCAACTGGCTCTTTAGTGTCTTTGTTCAAGTACCAGCTTGGACTCAGCCATCTGAACACCCTGTTCTCAATGAGTGACTTTCCAATGTTAGTCCACTTTATCTTGCCAAAGAGGCCTTTGCCTGGCACAAACTTCATCCCAGACAGCCAGCCTTTTGCTTCTGTCTTTCCGCCAGTCTCAGACTAGTGGTCAGCATCTACAAGTATCTCATCGTCTTTGTGCTTCTCAGCAAGTGCTTTGAGAGAGTCTTCAGTCAGATGCTGCTCTACTGGACTTCCATCAGCGCCAGTGCCAACTACATCTCCTATAGTTGCAATCTGGACTTCTGTCTGTCCATTGTCAATTGTGTCTTTCAAGTCTTCCATATCACATTCCCATTGCTTTTGCGATTATTGTCCCTGCTCCTGCAAGAGTGCCAAGAGCACATATAGATATAACAAGGCCTTTGACTGCAAGAGCAAGTATGTCACTCTTGAGGCCGGTGCTGCCGCTGTCTTTTACTTCAAGCTTTGTGAGGCGAGTCTCGTGGTTGGAGATCGTCTCAAGTGCCTTTGATATAGACTCAAGTGTAGCTTTAGACTAAGCTGTCAAGACAGCGAGTTCTGTCTTAATAGCAATCACAAGCTCTGTAAGTTTCTCACTTTCTAGTTGCAAGTCGCTCATCCTTCATCACACTTCTTTCTGTTCTGCTTTGTCTTCAGCTACTTCTTCCGAACTAGGTGTCCAAAGGTCCTTCTCTTCATCTGCTATGAACTGAAGTCCTGTGAGCTCCTTCAGCTTCTGCACATCTACCTTCAGTCCAAGTGCTTTTGCCTTCTGTGCAAGTTCAAGGTACTCAGCTGGCTTGACTTCATCTGCTTCGACAAACTCAAATCTCACTTTTACGTCAGCATTGCCAAACATCTTAGCAACACACTTGTCAACTACAACTTGCATTGCATTCTGTATGCGCTTGCAGTCATAGTTCACCAAGCTCTGGAACTGCGAGTTCTGCACATCAGCAAGATTAGATCCGAGGCCAGTGCTTCCACCAAGTGTAGCAAGTGTGCCACCTGTTGCTAAGATGCTGAACTACTCCATTTGGTGTCTTATGAACTCTGTAAATGGGTCCTAGCTTCTAGCTGCTGTCAATATGTCGCACTTGCTGCCATATGGCAATGCGCCAGAACCACCTTCATATATGCCTTGCGCTCTCCAGTTCCACTAGTCAAGTGCTGTGTCAGGAGTGCCTTCTGGGACGGTGAGAAGGACTTGTGGTATGCCATACTTCTCAACTGCTCTTGCCCAGCTCTCTTCGCCAATCAGCTGTCTCAAGTAGATGTTTATGCCGCACCAGTCAAGGCACTTCTCATCTACTAAGTATGCAACTTCGTCTTTTGGTACCTAGACAAGTCCAAGGCTCTCAATCTCTGCATTAGTTGCATTTCCGGTGAAGAAGACTGGGTCAGATGATGGGTTCCACCAAAGCTTTCCATTGCTCTCAAGCACGTTCCAGTTGTTCAGCTTCTTAAAGAACAAGTCGCCGTCTTCAGTGAAGAATGGCTTGACAACTGCTCTTCCACGGAAAGTTGCCATATCAAGATGGCGAAGCGCTTCAGTCAGTCCATCATCATTGCGAGTGTCAGCTTTGTCAAACATCTTCTAGACAGTCTAGCGCTGAGCTTCAGCTTCAGGAGTGCTGTCAAGCTTTGTTATTGCCCACTGCCTGTTCTGCATACCTGCCAATCGCTTGCTTATGCACACAGAGAATATAGGCGTGCAGCGCTCAATCTCATAGTATGCAAGCTGCAGCTTCACGTCATCGCCACGTCTTGCGTTGTCAAGCAGTCTCTCAATCTCGTATGAGTTCAGGTTTCTAAGTGGGTTAGTCCACTTAGTCCATATGTCAACAACTTTCTGAGTCTGGCTAGCAGTTGCTGGTGTAGGTGACTCGTTAGTCACTTTTGCTGTAGTCTTCTTCCTTGCCATTGTTGTTCTTTCTATTACAATCTATAAAAAAGTCAAATCTTAGTTCTGTCTAGCCAAGCTGCTAGCCAAGTTCCTGCTGCATTAGCCATTGTCTAGTCAGTTGGCATAAGAGATGGGTCTTGCTTCTAGTGCACCTAGTCTTTGAGAACATACATAAATGCTAGTGCTCCGTCAGCTTCTACTCTAGCTAAGAGCTCAGTGCCAGACTTAGTCTTTATGTACTTCAAGTTGTCATCAGACATCCCATATGCCTGTCTGTGGAGTGGTATCTTGAGCTTCTGTGCAGTCTTAGGCCTTATAGTCAAGTCGTGGTATGCTCTTGTCACTCCTGGCACATCAACAACTACTTCTCCTGTTGTTCCACTTGCTGCGCCTGTCTTCACATTCTTTGGTGCATAGTGCTTAGATCCTGGGTACTTGGCAGAGAAGTGCCGTCTTATTGCTGCTGCAATGCCAAGCTGGATTTGCTTTCCAGACTCGCTCTTGAGCTTTGCAACAACCTTCTCTAGCAAGTCGTGCACTGCTTGCTGTGGTGTTCTGCCAGTCTAGTCTACTATGCTTATGTTCATATCAGAATGCACTCAAGCTGTGTGTGCTCCAGTATCTGCCAGGAAATCCGCACTCACCAATGAGTGGTGGACATCTCAGCCAAGGTATCGTTATAGATGGGTCTTTTGCGAGTGGATTAGGGTCATCTGGGTTGACTGGCTCTTCTGGGTCTGGCTTAGACACACCTATGTAAGGGTTCTTCAGCAAGTCAGCAGCAAGCTTCCACTCGTCTTTTCTAGTCTCAGTGAGTGCATATCCTTGAGCATTAGGAAATCTGTTCCACAATGTCCATCTTGCATATGCTAAGACAAATGGGTAGTATGTGCTGCACACATAGTAGTCTCTGTCGTCAATCTGGTATCCTTTAGCAAGCCAAGCACCACGAAATGCTTCTGCAACTAAGTCAAGTGTGTCATTGACTACAGCAGAGAGATCAGCGTCTATGCTAGCATTCTAGAGTTTGTCGAGCTCGTCTTTTGCAAGATAGAGTCTCATATCACTGTAGTCAAGTCTTTTCCATTCTGCCATTTTAGTAGTCCTTTGTCTGTCAAGTCAAAATATCATTGTCACAATCCGTACACATATATCCCTTTTGTCAGCAAGTACGAAGACACTTCTGCTTTCTGGGCAGCTGTCATCCAAGAGACAGGGCTAGTCTGGAACTTCACTGACAAGTCGGTCGTGTATCCAGGGTTGCGTGTCCAGCCGTGCAGCCATCCACCAGACAAGTGCCCTTGGTCGTCAAATCGTGCAAATGTGTTATAGTCAAAGCTTCCCATCTAGTTGAACTAGCAGCTCAAAGTCAGTGCGTCAGGGAATATCATCTTGTCTGGAAGTCTGTCTATGTACTGCCTCAAGTAGTTGCAGTAGTTCCAGAAGTTAGTGACATTAGTTGCAACTTTAGAATAGTCTAGCACTGAAGGATATCTGGTCACTGAAGTGCAAGTTGATGCTACGTTGTTGATATTCGATATCTGGTTGCCTTCTGGCAATATGTCTGGGAACTCTTCTAAGTTCAAGCAGTTTGTTGCAAAGCTAGCATAGCTTGTTGCTGATATAGGGCGTCCGCCTTGAGCAAAGTTTATCTTGCGCATCTGAGTGTAGTTGAGTGCGTTTATCACATTGTAAGTTGGAGATGAGGCACTCAGTGGAGGCAATGTCACTAGTTGGCCATCTGTCTCAAAACCATACTGCTGCAAGCTAATATATGTAAATCCAGTCACTGCGACTAGACGTCTAGCAAATCTTGCAAACATTGAGCAGCCGTGTGTGTTGTCTCCACACATCCACCTCAATCCTGGCCAAGCACCACTGATGGTATACGTGCCACTGCTCCAGCCAAAGTGTGCGTAAGCTCTGTTGTAGTACACCTCAATCCACACATACTTGCGGCCATCTATGCCAACTATGTACTTAGCAGGGTCCCACGTGTACTGTGTGTCAGCAGTAGTGTTTGTGACAAATGTGCTTGGGTCATTAGATGTCCTCCAGCCAACACTGTTCTGGCACGTGCTGTATATGTTAAACCAACCCCAAGTCTGCTTGTTGTCAACATTAGCAGCTTTCACTCCTGGCAGTCCATTGTCTAGCACATCAACTAGCACTACACATCTGCCTAGCACTCCACTTCTGTTCTTGAACGGGTCATTCTTCAGCACTTCTCTCAAGTCAGGCCAGCCAGCAGGAAGGCGCCAGTCATCTTGTATTGGCTAAGCTAGAGCGCTCACTGCTGCTGACAAGTTGTATGTTGTGCAGTCGCTCAGCTCAGTTGGAATTGCTCCGCCAGCAGCAGATATCTGCCCATAAGAGGTGTATATCCTCTACTTCAAGTTGTCAATCTCTGTGAACACATCTGCCATACTTTTCATACTCCTTGAAGTGCATTAGGCACAGCCTGCAATAGAGCAAGCAGCTGCTGCAGCTGAGCTTCAGACAAGCTTGTGTTGCCAATTGTCAGCGTTGCACCTTGCTCTACAGACAAGTTGCCATTAACTGTCCAGCTACCTTCAAGTGTCTTTTGCTCCCAGTTGAGAGTGGTATTCTAGTTAGAGTCATCTAAGTGCCTGTCTGCCCAGTTGACAGCAGGTAGGGTGTTGTTATCGAGCAGTTGTTTACGCTCCCAATCTGCAACTATATGGAGGTTGCTGTCATAGAGTGTCCTATTGTCCCAGTCCAGTGCTCCAGTCTGGTTGCTGTCGTGCAGAATTCTGTCGCTCCATCTGAGGGCAAGATTTCCAGCAGCATCATACAAGTGCCTAAAGTCCCAGCCTATTGCTATTCCTTGGTTCTTGTCATAAGCCTCGCAGTTGCCCCAGTCCAGTCTCAGCTCGGCATTGTTCCAGCTCAAGTAGCCATTGTGCCAGTCAACAGTTGGGTCTAGTTCGTTGCTGTACAGCAGCTAGCCGTTGTTCAAGTCAATCTGTGGGTTTCCGCTGTCGTCACCAATAGACTGGCCATAGCAGTTGTCGTTGTATGTGCCGCCAACTTTCCAGTAGTTGGAAAGCTGAGCAGACAGAGCATCAAGCGCTGCTGACAAAGGTCCTAAATCGCAAGAGCACTCGTGCTCAACTATTGAAGATATAACACTGCTTAAGTCTGTGACGTCGCTTGCAGATATAGGCGGAGCATATATGTCCAGTGCATCATACTTGACCATTCTAGCGCCACTGCGGTCTCTGACTACAAACTCTACATATGGGTCTGGGTACTCGCCTGATCCTTCTTTAGTAGCATACCTGTGCTAGCCATATGCTAAGTTAACCCTAAGCGCGTCTTCATAGCCGTTGTTGTCAAAGTTGTACAGCTGGAGGTACTTCTTGTTGCTCTAAGTCTTCCAGTCTATTGAGCGCTGAGCGCCTTGTGTAGCCCACGTGTCAACATCTGTTGATGATATGCCAGACAAGAATGTGCTAAGCTTCACGTAGTTGACAGCAGCTCCAGCAGGCACTCTTGACCTTGTGTAGTCACGAAGCACTATGTCACAGTCATCTGAAATCTAGAAGTCAGTCAGCTCTCGTTGGTCAAAGTTGAACAGCTCGTGGTACTTTATGTCTTTTCCAGTGTCTGGGTCGGTCCAAGTGCCTTCTTGCACAGATGAGAGCTGCAATGCACTTATGCTAGAGTCTACAGTACTGCTCAAATTGTCTAATAAGCCTTCTAAGCTGACGTACTCAAGGCACGCAGCAGCTTGTCCAGCATAGTTGTCCGGATGAGGTTTCTTGTGGCGGAGAAGCAAGTCAAAAGCTGACAACTCATTAGTCGTTGACTATTGGGTGACTAAGTCTGGCGCCGTCTTCAACTCATCTATGTCATCATATGTAGAGCTCAACTTGTCAAAGTTGTTGAGCGTGTAGACAAAAGTTGAGAACAAAGGGTCAAAGCCTAGCTGCTGTCTAGGCACATAAGTTATAGAAGACAGCCACGTAGACAGCTTCTCGCAGTTTAGAGACTCTGTTGGAGGGTATATGTCTGGCTGTGGAAATATGTCTTGTATGCCAACAGTGTATGCTACTTGTGGGACATTCTGCACGCCGCTTGCAAGCCAAGGCTGCCCTAGCCAAAGAGAAGTCATACGTAGCACTCTAGCTTCAGTTGCTGTACTGTATGTGCTTATGCTAGCAACAATGTTGCCTAGATCTGATGTAGTAAGTGGTGAAACGCTTTCGCCAGATGTTGCGCCAAGCTTTTCCCAGTTTCCTGCTATTGCAAGTATGTCTCCTACTATGCTCTACGAGCTAGCTTTTGTCACTTGGACTACAGCAATGCCTGCGTTCTAAGAGACTTCGCACAGTGGCCACTGGCCGCTAGGGTTCTCACGCATAGTAGCTAAGCTCAAAGGCACAAGCTTCGCTCCCTATGATGTAGGGTCAATTATGCAAATAAAAGGCACTTCAGCTCTGCCCTAGCGGAAAGTTGACCAACATAGTGTGTTCATAATGTTGGTGCCTTCACCTAAGTTCAAAAGCACACCTGAAAACCTGTTTGCATCGCCTTGAGTCTACGCATTGCCATCTGCTACATACCCATCATAGGCAGAAGTCAAGCGGCCATTTGTCACTAGAACTTCTAGTGCAGTTGGGACTTTTGCTGGAGGCCTTGCTGCATAAGATATGTTGCCACCATTAAGAACAACACCGTTCTTTGTCTATGTGAACGGGATGCTTTCAGAAGCATTTATAGGGCCTTGCACCGCAGCAACTAAGTCATTGTACTGCGAAGCAAGTATCTTAGTCTTTGGCTATACCTTTTCTAGCATATTCCGCTCTCAAATGTCAATTGTTGTTTGGTTGTTGCACATCTGGCCCTTCGTGGAACTTCCAAGCATTTGGCCCATAGAAGTTCTAGTCTGGCTCAAGTGCTCCTTCCCACGTGTCAGTGTATGTCATATTGTATATAGCTATCCCTTCAGGGTGGCTTGCTGTGAAGTATGTCTGCACACTTTTGCTAAAAGACCTTCCCTAGAAGATATAACTGCCAGTCCAGCCAGGAGCTGCTATTCCCGGTTGGCCAATCTTGTCAATGCCATCCCCACCTGCTGGCACATTTGTTGACTTGTTAGTCTTGTAGTTGAAAGTCCTATGCACTATTGGCTTGTGGAAGATTGGGTTTACTCCTGCAGCTACTTTCTCTCTTATCCTTCTTTCAGACTCCGTTATCACCCAGGTTGGAACACTTGCGTTGCCCCACACATTAGGAGAGTTCAACGAGTCTTGAGGGTTCATCTAGAATGTCATCTCAATGTGCCGTCTAAGTGCATTGCCGCCAGTAGGTGCCGGCACTGACCCTGTTGCACTAAGAGGAGTGTCATCGTGGTCAACTTCATTGCAGTAGATGTAAGGGCTTACAGAATATGTCTGCCAATCGCATCCTTCATTTACTAAAGTGTTCTCTTCCCAATCTGAAGACAACGAGTCAAAAGGTATGTCTGTCCAACTATACACAACTTTTAGCTCCATATACTCACCAGCTTCTCGCTAGTCAATCTAGTAAGACTGCACTAGCCAGCTGTCTACATCTGCTGGTGGTGTGAATATAGAGTCTACGCCAGCATCTATGAGGTTTCCTGCTGCCGTTGCAATGTAGCTCTCAACTAGTCCTAGAGTTGCATTTACTTTTATGTCCTACAGTACAGACTTCAAAGCAGATGTAGGTATCTTGTAAGACCTACGCATTTGCGCTGGCCCTTGACTTGGCACAGTCAAAGCAGGGCTTGATGGCTGTACCCAAGCTGAAGTTGGTGGAGTTGTAATGTGTATTGCCATATCAAGTCAAAATATCTATTATCAGCTTGCTCCCCATTGAGCGCCGCTGTCAGACTCAACTTTTGTCTTTATCTACTCTACGTTGTTGGCCATCTGCTGTATGCTGTCAGCTGTATGCTAAGTGTTAGCTTCAATCTTCTTCTATGTCTCAAGTTGTTGTTTCCAAATAGCATCTTCTAGCTTAGCATATGCACCAACATCATATCCCTTCTCACCTTCAGATGACATAGGCGCACTTATGAGCTCTTTGAGACTAGGTGCATTTCCAATCTAGAAGTCAGTGCTCTCTTGCAAGTTGATTAGTGAGTCAAGTGCATTAGTTGTGAGCTTGAGCTTCTCATTGAGAATGTCATATTCTGCACCAAGACTTTCAGCTTTCTCTAAGTCTGACCCAGCACCAGTCTTCTTTGCTTGCTGAAGTGCCTTCTAGAAGTTCTCTCCTGCAGCATACCTCTGCTCACCGAGTGACTCTGCTAAGTCAGCAAGCTCTGTTGGAGACATCTAGCCAACCTGCTCTGTAAACGTCTCCATTTCCCTAGCCTTCTCATATCTGCTTAGCATTGTTCCAGCAGTCTTCTGTCTAGACGCCATCTCCTTCTGTCTAGACTCCATCTCCTTCTGCTTAGACTCATTCTCACGAGCGTCTTTGTCTGCTTTTTGCTGTCTTTTCTTCTCCTCAGCTTCTATAGCATCAACCATCTTTCTTGAGAATTCTGCTTCTTTCTAGAGCCTGTCTAGTCTTGCCTTTCTCTAAGCATCTGTATGTGCTAAGTTTGCTCCGCCACTCAAAGCAGCTTCTTCATATCTAGATATCTTAGCTCTCTCTTGGCTGGCTACCATCCTAAGTTGTATGTCAGACATCCCAGAGACAGACTCAAGTCTTCTGCTCTGCCTTACACTCTCTCCGTGAGCTAAGACGTCATCAAACAACTTTATCTTTATGTTTGCTAGCTTCTCGAACTTCTCAGCTAAGGCTTTTGCCTAGTCATCTAAGTCCTTCATTGCTTGGACAGTTGATGTGAGAATGCCAGCAATAGCACCTATTGCTGTGCCTGCTGGTCCAAAAGCAGTGCCAGCTGCTGCGCCTGCCAATGCTCCTTGCCCAATGCCAAACAGACCTGCAGTAGTGTAGTCTCCTGTGCTCTTGAAGTGCTGCTGTGCTGCTCCAAGCATTTGGCTGCCAACATATCTAGAACCTATTCTGAGCAGACGAGCGGTTGACAAGTTCATACTAGCGTTCTGCTAGTTCACCGTCTTCAAGCTGCTAGCTACTGTCTTCAGAGTGGAGTCTAAGCTCTTTACAGACCTCTCAAGAGAATCAAAGGCCATCCCTCCTGTCTGCCCAAGCTGCTGAAGCTTCTACTGGGCATCGGATATGTCTAAGTTTGCCTTCAAGTCAAGTGCATATTCCGTTGCCATATCATTTGCCTTTCTTGCTTAAGTTGTCAATCATCTCTTTGTCGCCAAGTGTCATCACCTAGTCATTGTGGATATACTGGTCTTGTCTAGACCACAAGAAGAGAAGTTGAAGTGGGGTCTTCCAAAGAAGTTCTTCCCAATTAACTCCCAAAGACTTCACTGCCCAGAATGTCAAGCTTGCTAGCCATCCATTGCTGGTTGCTCTTCTAGTTTTTTTTTGCTGTCTTCTACAATCTCTGGAGCTAGTCTTCTCAAGTCAAGAAGCTTTTGAGCTAGCAACTCAACAATAGCTGGTATAGACCCAGTAGTCAAGTTGTCTTCTGCCCACTCAAAGGCTTCTGCTTTGAGCTAGTCAATGTTCTTTGCATTGTACTTTGACAACTTAGCTGCTGGTGCTGTCATTATGTAGACAGTAGGGATCACATCTAATACACCTAGTGTTCCTTCTACACCTACTATCAATGGTGACTCAGCAAGCTCTAAGAGTGCATATCTAGCTACTGTCAGTGGATGCACCTCAAGGACTCCTACCTTTACGGCGGAGTCCAAGAGTGCGTTAAGAGCTGCCTTTGGGTTGTCCATCAGCCGCGCTCCTTATTAGCTCTGAGCAGGGAAGTTGTACCAGCGCTCAGCTGCAATTGTCCACTTCTTCTTGTCTTGGTAGCTGCCAGCATAAGTGACATTAGTGACTTTCCACTTGTTGCCACCATATTCGAATGCAGTGTCACCAACTTCTGGGAGTGCAGCGTTAGTGTCGCCAATCACACCAAGTGAGAGTGTCCAGTGCTTGTCATAGTCGAGCTGAGATACAACTGCGCCCTTCTGGTCTTGGGTTGTGTCTGTGATCACTTCCTCAGAGATGTCCTCTGACTGGATGATGAATCCTGAAAGTGTATTGTCAATGCCCCACTCGTCTCCTCTGATGAGTTCACCAGCGTTTGTTGGCAGTGTTCCGCCACTGAGAGATGGGCTAGAGTTTATGAAAGTTGCCATTTTGGAATTCCTTTATTGTTTCAAGTCAATGTATAAAATCAGACTTCTACAGTCTTGATCGTGTCGCCTTTGCTCTCGACATAAGCTTTGAGCAGCTTGTATGCAGCCAAGTAGTTAGGGCCAGTCATATAGTAAGGCGCTGTTGCACCAAATGCAGGCTTCTCAATCTGCCAGTTGTGGCTGACTATCACCTAGCTTCCACCAATCTGGAGAAACACAGGTCTTCCACTGTCACCTTCAGTACCAAGATATGTTTCTGGGGCATTGCGCAGCGTGTCGTACTGCTCGCCTTCTGGAACAAGTGCTGAGAGCAGATGCGCTGTTGACCAGCGAAGCTTTGTCCCAGAGTTTGATGTGAACATAACTGGCTGCCCGTTCCTTGTTATCTGTGGAACTACGTATCCAGCGACCCCAGAAAGTGTGTCTCGCTGGAACATCCCTTGGAACTGCACAAAGTCCATCAAGTAAGGAGTTTCATCCTCATATGCCTCATTTGTCTCAATCATCTCTATGTCAGAGATGTCTTCTGCTGGAAGTTCAAGGCCGTTCTGCTCTGCCCAAGCTGTGAGTGCAATCTGCTCTTTCACTGTGAGAGTGCTAAAGCTAGTTGGGTCGGCAAAAGAAGTCAATGTGGAGTTGTAGTGCTTCGCCCTGCACCACACGTGTGGCGAAATGGCAAACGGATTAGTTGCTCCACTTCCTTCTTTTATGAAGTCAAGCATTGGAGTGTCGTAGCCTTGGTAGCTGTATTCTACCCCATCTGGAAGCGTGTATGTTCCAGACAGGCTGCTGGCAAGTCCAACTGCGCTGAGAGTTGTGCTCTCAAGTGCAAGTGTGCTGTATGTGTAGTTGGCAAGTGAGCTGTAGATTATGTGCCCGTTCAAGAGCGCATACTTCACTGCTTTGTTGCCAACCGAAAGTGTGTTGAAGTTGTTCATTGCTGTTCCTCACTTTACCAATGCGTTGTAGCTGAACTCTGTGTCATCTGAGAGCGTTCCAGCTATGTTGATTGTGTTGTCAAAGCTGATGTCTGCCAAGTCACCAACTTGAGACTTGAAGACGTTCTCCAAAAGGTCAAACTTCAAGTCAACAGGCTTGCTGTCTTCAACTTTGAGGACAGCCATTGCATATGTGTTTCTAGGCTTGTAGATGCCTTGGAAGAGTACTGCGCTGTCATACACTTCTATCTTGCTGACTAGTGTGAAGGTAGATGCACCAGGCTCTTGCTTCAGTGCAAGTGGAGTGCCTTTAGGCGGCAAGTCGCCAATCTCTATAGCTGAAAGCGCTGGGTTGTCTGGGTCATCATAGATGGCATCATATGTCTTCTCATACATCTTCCAGTATGTTGCACCAGTTGTGCCAGCATAAGGAATTATCGTTTGTACCGCTGCACCAGCAACACTACCTGTAACAGGTGGCCAGAAGGTTGGCTTGTCAAATGTTGTAACATCAGTAGACAATGGCTCAGCATCTTTGCTTGTGACAAATCCAAGAACTATGTCATCGACAAAGAATGAGCTGAATCCTGTTGCTGAAAGGTGGTAAGTTACAGTAGTTGCAGCGCCGACCTTAGAAACTGCGACCGCAAGCTTGGACTCCTTTGGAACGTGCTCTATTGCCAGCTCCTTCTGGGTGTAGCTTGCATCATCACTAGCAGCTGTTGTGAAAGTCACATAGCCATCTGTCTTCTTTGCATCTGCTGAGAGCGTTCCAAGTGTGACATCTGCTGGGTCTAAGTCTAGAAGCTCGCCATTGCTTCTGACCTTCACACCAATCTTGTAATCAGTGTTAGTTGGCACATTTATCTGCTGCTTTGTAGGCAGATTAGCGTCATATGTGAGTGTGTAGAAGTTCATTGTTTGTCCTCCTCACTGCCTCAAGCAATGACAATGTCGTAGTCGAACTCTGTGCCATCAGCATACACACCAGTGAGCTTTGCTGTGCTTGCACTCTCAACACTCTCTGCTTTGTCACCTTGCTGGGACTTGAAGATGTTAGTGTTTAGCTTGAACTTTGCATCAAATGGCAGGTCGTAGTCAAGCTCTAGATAGCTGCCTGTGCTCTTGTTAGCCTGAGTCTTTACGTTCTTGAAGACAATAGTCTCGCTGCCGTCGAATGTGTAGCTGTATCTAGCTGTGAAGTTTCCTTCTCCTGGCAGCACAAAGAAGAATATTGGCCTTACTCCATCCCACAGTCCTGCGTCCAGCAAAGCTTGCTTGTATGCACGGCCAGTTGGGTCGCCAGTTATGCTGTAGATAGTGCCTTGTGAGCCAGAAATCATAATGCTCGTTCTGAAGATGATAGCTGGCGTGTCCTCACGGAAAGTCCAGTTCCAGTATGTGTCAGCTGCAGCTTTGAGCTCTGCATCAGTTGGCTGAGCATTCAAGCCGAACAGCGCTCCCATCTTGACCATATCTGGGTATACCGTCTTTCCAGCGAGTCCAAGCTCCGCTGCTGTGCAAGAGAGCAGTGGAAGTGAGACTTGTGCTCCTGTTTCATTTGTGTACTTCTGTATCTCAACAGTAGAGTCTTGGGCGTGCTGGATGTCAAGCACATCTTGTGTGTAGCTTGCATTGTCGCCTGCGCTGAAAGTGAATGTTGTGTAGCCGTTGACGTCGTCTTCATCTGCTGAGAGCGTGCCGAGAGTGACTTCTGCTGGCTTCAAGTTCTGGTATGCGCCGTTGCGCTTGACTTTTATGCCGACTTTGTAGTCAGTGTTTGTAGGGACATTGACCTGCTGCGTCATAGGGGCATTGCAGTCAAAGTCCAAAGTGTAGAGTTTCATATTAGTTGTTTCCTTCCAATTGTGGACCTAAGGATGACAGCTTCATTGCTGTCAAGACAAAGTATAATCAGCCAGCTTTTATTATGCTGGTGTCCTCTATTCCCCAAGGGTAGTTCTCCATCGCTTGGATCTGCTCAAGGGACTTGCCTTCAAATGCCAGACTTGACAATGCTACACAGTTGTAGAATGCATTTTGGCCAATGCTCTCAACAGCAGCAGGGATTGCTGCACTTGCAAGACTTCCGCAGCCAGAGAATGCTAGTTCTCCAATGCTAGACAAGCTTGATGGCAGTGATATGCTAGACAAGTTGTTGCATACACTAAATGTCTAAGACTCAATGCTAGATACTCCTTCTGGCACTGTGATGCTCTCGAGCTGCTGGCAGAAGTAGAATGCTCCTTCACCAATGCTAGACATTCTAGATGGCATAGTGATGCTCACAAGTGCCATACATCCATTAAATGCTCCCTAGCCAATGCTTGCTACACTGTCTGGCAGCACAACACTTTTCAGATTTGGTGCGTTCCAGTGGAATGCGTGTACAGCAATAGCAGACACAGCATTTCCAACTGTGAGCTCTTCTGCAGATCCAGGGTTTGGTATGCTGCTAAGCTCGCCAACTACTAGCTCTTCATATTCTGGCAGACCACTTGTGGTTGTGTACTTGACTTTTGTTGTCTTTAAGTTTATGTACTTTGCGTGGACATTGCAGTTGAACTTAGCCTGGCATACAATGAGTCCGCTGTCTTCACCTTGCTCAATGCTCACTGGGTTCATAACTCCAAAAGTAGTGAAGTTTGGAGATGCAAGTATCTCTTGTGCTCGCTGTGCTGCATCAAGCGCTGTAGTGCTGTTTGGCAGGCCTCTGTTCACTGGCACATTCTCTACAATCTAGATGGTCAAGTCTCTCAAGTCATATGCTACTTCACCTCTAGCAGTGATGCCAATGTAGTCTGCTTTAGGTGTCATCACAAGGCCTACTATGCCTTGCTTTCCAAGAGCATTCTTGACTTCATAGTCAATGTCTTTTGAGTTCTCTGCAACAAAAGTAACATTTGCAGCGGAGAGCATTTCGTCTGAGTTGAGCTGGTCAGCAATCAGCTGCTGCACCTAGTGGAAAATCGATGTTGGTTTAGTCTGTGCCATACTATAACAAAATATAATGAGTTGTCATCTGAAAAGTCTGCTGCCGCCAAAAGGCATTGGGCCAAACACAGACCTTATAGCATCTGCCTTGGGCATCTGCATCTAAGTTGGCTTCTAAGCTTGTGCTTCAAGAGCAAGGACAAGCGCAGAAGTGAAGTCTGAGTGGCCATTTGCATCTCGCCCTGCTTCATACTTCACTGTGCCTGCTTCATTTACTACTCTGTGCACATTCTAGAAGTCTTGCACTACAAGTGGCTTGAGATGTGCAGAGAACTTGAGCTTGTGGTCAAATATTGCTGCTCTCAAGCGCTCATATGCTGGGGTCTTGTTGCTGCCTGTCCAGCTAAATCCTCTTATCAGTGAGCACACTTGCTTCTAGGCAGTCTCTGCTACCATCGACCCTATGCCATTCGCGTCTACAAGTCCTGCTCTGTAGTGGAGCTTCTCGTGCTTCTCCTTGAGTATCTGCAGCTAGTGCTCATAGCTCGCTTTGTGCATCATTGTAGCTTCTCTGACAAAGAGGGTGCCATCACTCAGCTCAACTAGGTCTACTAGTGCTGACTTGTCTGATGTGCTGCCTACGTCAAAGCCTAGCCAAGTTGGCCGGCCATCTAGCTGCTCAGGCGGGTCAATGAAGTCTAGCAAGTTGATGTCTACAAGCGAGCTGTACTCTGCAGCAAATCTGCACATATACTCGCGGTCCCATATGTCTGGGTCGTTTATTGTCTTCTTCAGCTGCTCTAAGTCTACCTATAGGCCTTGCTTGACTGCATCTTCTATAGTTGTTGTCTAGACGTACCAGGATTCGTCCTAGAGAGCTTCTTCATACAGGTTGTAGAACCAACTTGCTTTTCCAGCAGGAGTTGAGGCGACAACCAGGAGAGCATCTGGGTCTCTTGTGAGAGTTGGCGCTATTGCTGCAAAGACTTGGTCTGGGTTGTCAATGTAGGCCGCTTCATCTATAATTATAGCGCCGTTAACTGACCAGCCTCTGAGTGCTGATGGATTTCCTGATGGCAATGAGATTATTCTTGCTCCAGTGCTGAACTCGACTTTGTCAGATGAGCAAGAGTATGTGATGCTTGGGTTGATTATGTGCACAGCTTCTGCCATCTAGACGACTTTCTTCAAGAACTCGCTCGAAGCCCTCGCGCCAGTAGAGATGCAGAGCGAAAGTGGCTTAGCTTTGTCAGATGTCAGAACAGACTTGACTGCAATGTATGCCATTGCAAAGCTCTTGCCAAGCTGACGCCCAAACAATGCTAGCTTCTTCTTCTGCTTAGCATCTGCAAGGGACTTCTAGTAAGGGAGAAGGAAGTCTTCAAGTGTTGGATTCTTGCTGTCCATTCTAGTCTTTTATCCCAAACAATGCTTTGATCTGAGCACGCTTCTCATCAGTGCTTACTTCTACTGCTATCATTGGCTAGTCGCCATAGCCGTCGTTTCTGCCAAGTCTGCTTAGCACAAACTTCGTAGCTTCCATTCTGCATTTGTTGTCAGTAGATCCTAGAAACTCAAGCAGATTTGACTCAGCTAGTGCAACTATCTGCTTCTTAGATTCTTGCAGCTTGCCTTCTAAGCCAAGCTTGTGCAGCGCTTTCCAAAGCTAAGCAAAAGTGCAATCAAGCTAGTTGGCTATTGCAGTTGTTATGCCATAGTTCTCTTCAATAGCGGCTTCAATCTGCTCTTTAGTGAATCTCTAGAGCAGTGGTGGTGTCTTCTTGTCCATACCTGGAACTATTGGCTATGGCTAGACAAATGTTGCGCTTAGTTGTGAGTTGTTGTCCATTGTCAAGTCAATCTATTTTATAGAAACTTAAGTGTCCATCTACTATAGCATACTTGTACTTTCGTCTCTGTGGCAGAGCACAGAAGTCCTTCAAGACATATGTGTGGTCGCCACCTTTTACTGAAGTCGAGTAAGGGGCGGGTCTTTTGAAGTGCCTTGCATCTGCATCAAACATATCTGCAAGGGCTATTATGCTGTCTTTGAACACGTTTACTGCTATTGCAGCATCAAACTAGCCTTTGTCTATTCTTCTAGTTGTGCAGTCTTGCTTTATGTCTTCTACAAGGATGTCTCCATACTAGTCGTGTGGAAATGAGCGGTCTTTTATCTCAAGCGCTATAGCTTTGTTGTTCATTCTGCAAGAGAGGTCAATGCAGCAGTTGCCGTGTGTCTCTCCTATGTCTTCAGCGCCAACATACTCTAAGAAGCAGCTCAATAGCTGTCTTGAGCTTCTGTCTATGTCATCCCAGTCTTTGCTTGTCATTGTGTTCTAGTTAGTCATATTTGCAGTCCTTTATATTAGCTTTCAATTGTATTTACATTCGAAAGCTGTGAGACTGTGAGTCTCTAGAATTAAAAGTCAATTTTTATGCCTATCTCAGCGGCAGGCTTTGGCTTAGCTTCTGGGTCATCGTTCAAGTTCCTAGTCCTTATGACTAGGTGGCTTGCAAGCCACTTCAAGATGGACTGCAGTTTCCGCATCCTGTCTTTGAGGCAAGGCCTGCTAAGAATATCTCAACTATGAACTTCACTATTGACAAGAATATGTTCATTGTACAGCCTCCACAATCTTCTCTGCGAGTGGGAGCAGCGCTCTCTTGAGCTCTGCCTTCTCTTCATCACTTATCTTGCCATCAAGCAGCCATCTAGAGACGGCTGCCTAGACTTTTACTAGCTCATTAGCATAGCTTGAGTACTTTGCTATAGTGTCTGCTTTGTCAGAGTTGTTGACAAACTTTGCTATAGTGTCTACTGCTACATCAGTCATCTGCTCTGCAGATGGCATCAACCACTTAATCAATAACTTCTTCATACAGCTTTTCTTTGTCCTTTGCCATAACAAAGTATAAAGAGCTCCTTTTTGGGAGCTCTCTATGCTGCGACAAGACGCCTAAGAATATGTGAATTATGAGTTCAGTAGCTGTAAGTTGCTGGCTGCGTCTTTCGCCTTCAAGTCAAAGTATCATTGCTGCCTATTGTCAACAGCAGTCTTTGGCTTCTCATCTGGGTCAAACAGCATATTGACTTGTCCAACAACTTTGCCTTCTCCTAGTGCCATAGTGTATATGTACCAAGAAGTGAAGCGCTCTGCCAAGAACCCTATTGCTCTTCGCTGGTAGTTGTCTCTACTGCATATGTCTTGCACTCGCTTCTAATATATGTCATTGAGCACTCTGTAGATGCGCTCGCAGTAGTCATTGAACAGGTGGCGCTTCATAATGAAGCAGTTGTATGGAGCGACGAGAAGTGGCGAGCGCAGCCATCTGCTAGTGACGTCTTTGCTCTTCTAGTGCCAGAACTGCTCTCGTATCAAGTACTTTAGAAGTGCAAAGTCTTCTTTGTTGTGAGCTGCAAAGTACTGGCCTTCTATGCCATACTGCTGTCCAACAGTGCCTATAGATGCTGGAGTTGAGCATATGATGTCAATGCTGCTGTCTTCAAGCATCTTCTGCACTTGCTTCAAGTCAAATCTACGCCTGTACTGCTGCATCCCAACATACTCAGTGTCTTTGTCTAAGAGCTTGTCCTAGTTCTTCCACACTAGATATGGTGTTGTAGTCTCGCAGTAAGTCCAGTTGCGGTCTAAGATGTTGTCTTTGAAGTCTTCGTCAAATGTGAAGTGCTCCTTTGTCCAAGCATCTGCATTTGCAAGAGCTTTCAGCTCTGGGCTCACCGCATTGTTTATCAGCAAGTCTCCTGCTTCTTCTATGTATGCTTTTAGCTTGTCTGATGGCTAGTAGAAGTAGCTTGCTGCAATCTTGACTTTGCTCATAGTGCCTCCTTGCTGCCAATCTCAAACTCTTCTTGATCAAAGTCTGGGAAGTGCAAGTCTTGGAAGTTCTCAAACTTGCGTCCAGTCTTCTCAGATGTGTAGACAGTGTACTCTATGTCAACAGGGTCACCTTCTTCTATCTGCTCAAGCATTGTGCTTGTGACTAGAGAGTCAAACACAGACTTGTAGTTGCTGAACCTGTGTGTAGTGCCGGTCTTTGGGTCATATGCAAAGACAATCACCATCTCTGATCCATCTTTTGCTGTGTAGTTCTAGACTTTGTCAATGTAGCCAGACCAAAGATATGAGTTCTCTTTTGCTTTAGCTTTTGTTGTGTTGTATGGGGTAATCTTCATTTTAGTGTTTCCTTCTTAGTTGTTGTCAATCTGCTTTAGTCCGTGCTTTCCACGCACGAAAGTTATGTCTCCTATCTGCATCTTCTTGCCTGCTGCTTTTGGCCCGCTGGACTTGTGGAACTTGTCACGTTTAGCTTTCCACTCAGCCTTCTTAGCTTCTTTAGCTTTGGCCTTCTTCTCAACTTCAGTAAGTTCCTTCTTAGGTGCTCTAGGAGCATATGTTGCACAATAGCCTTTTCGCTCTTCACTAGTAACAGCTCTTGGAGTAGTCGTAGAGACGTGCATAAAGCACGCTTCTGCCATCTTCTTGTCTCGTCTTTCAGCTATCTTGTTGAGCAGTGCAATCTCATTCTCTTGCTCAGGAGTAAGTCCAAAGCTTGCAAGTGCTATAAGTGCAAATATCATTGTAGTAGTCTTCTTCATTTTGTTGTCTCCTTGTATTTTGTTGTCTACATCGTAATTATATCAAGTCTTGCCCATTTTGTAAACTCTTCTTTTCATTCTTCTCACGCGCGTCAAGCCATCTTGTGACTTCTCTTAGCACCCGCGAGAAGTTTGGCAGTTCATCAAACTTGTCTATCCCTACCATAAGCTTCATAACAGACAGTTGGAACTCTAAGTCCATAGCTGTACGAGCAGTCTTCTATTCTTCCCAAAGCTGCATAGCTTTGACTGTCTTGCTGAGTGCTGCATCTATTTCGTCGTTCATAGTTGTTGTCCTTTATTTTGCTCTACATAATGTATTTACATACGGCACGTGTGAACCGCATAGATTATGTGAAAAAAATTGTTTACATATGTAGACAAGTTATTGACAATTGCCATCACTGTCATCGTCTTGAACATCAACACTAGTGTTGTCAAGAGAATTAAGTGCTTTTATGACTTGCCACTAAGTCATACCTTCAGCTAGCCACTTCTTCACGAGGTCTTGTCTCTACTTTGCAGTCATCAAGTCAGATTATATGCTATTGCAAGCATATGCCTCTCGATTGGCCCAAAAGTGCTAGACATCAAGTGTGACTGCTCAAGTGTGGCATATGTTAAAGCTTACTGTAGTCTTTAGGTGATGGCACAAGGACTTTCGAGACTTACAAGTGTGTGGCATATGTGCACGCGCTCCTACTCGCACGTCTTCGCAAGCTCGACTTGCTCGTTAGGAGCTTCGCTGGTATCAACAGGCAAATAGCTTTTGTTATCAAACAATTGACTATTAAAAACAAATAGTCTTAGAGACTAGGTCAAGCGTAGCGAAGACCTAGGCTCCGAAGCGAAGCGAAGTCAATAGAAGTCTATAGACTTTGATATCAAATAGATAAACTCCTTAGGGCCCAGGGCCCCGGATAGGGTATATATCTCCGCTATTGCTCCGATATATACCCTATTCCGGATCTAGATCTAGATATATAATATTATTATATTATTATATTAATATAAGGGGTGGGGGTCTGGGGGAGCGAGCTACAAAGGCCGGCCTGTTTGACTAGTATTTTGTTGATGCTATGTTCCTCGGTTGGCCCAGATGTATTTAAAGCTAGACATTAAAGTCCATTTTACTAGCTATATGCAAACTTTGCAGTGAGCTTCTAGAATGGCTCCTAGTCAATCCTAGCCATTGACAATCTTGTAAGCTTCTTGCAGCGCCCATAGGTAGCCGCCTGAGAGCTCTAAGCATTTTGCAATAAAAGCAACTCTAGGATCATAGTTGTTGTCAATGTTGCTTATGCATCTGTTGTCAAATTTGCTTTCCATAGCTGTGTGTACATTATAGTCAACAATTAACAACGAATTGAATGTTTGTGAAATCTTGTAAATGAAGCTAGTTCTGGGTGGAACTAGCTTTTCATTTGTCTTTCCATATCTTGTTGACTGCTTCAGTGACCTTTATGCAGATGTGCTGCACTAGATATGCTTCTGTCTCGTTGTCTAGCTTTGAGTCTATAGCCTTTTCTAGAAACTGCTTCACGTGAACAGCTTCGTGCACTATTATCTAGCTTCTTAGGCCGGCCTAGTAAGCAGCCTCTTGCTTTGTCTTGTTGCTGTCAAATAGTCTAGGCGAAATCACTACATATATCAAGAAGTCATCTTTGTCATCTTGCCACGTGAGTCCATATGTCTAAGCTGTTATGTTGTCATCTTTTGGAAAGTCTTTAAGCACGTCAACAACAATCCCATATGGGTCAATCTAGAATGATGCACTTGTCTTACCGCTCATAGCAAGTCAAAGTATTTGGCCGGCGGCAGTGCCCCGATAAAATTTTGCTCTCGGGCGTCTTAGCCGGCTTAGCTTTCGAGTGAGGAAAATGTGAAGTATTGGCAGCTGTCTTCGTTCACCCTTCCGGTCACTCTATTAGTCAGGCCGATTTTAATAATAAAAAAGCCTAGAATTTTGTTTAACTTTTTTTGTGAAACTCCTCACAGCTCACATTGTTGCAGAGTAATTAACTTATGTTGGACAACAATATAAAGGAATACAACAATGAAAAGACTACGTAAAATGACAAAGACAAATTGGGAAGCTCAAGCAATTGGCGCTTCTTATTCGAACACAGGCAAGACTTTGAGCGAAAGCCACAGAGCAGCTATAAGCAAGTCAACCAAAGCTGCGTGGAAGCGCAACAAAGGCAAAGTGCTTGAGGCTATAAAAGTTGGCCCATACAACGAAGTAGTGTACTTCAAGACTTGTGCAGATGCCGCACGCGCCCTTGGATGCTCTAAGCAGCTTGTATGCTAGGCAGTCAAGTGCAAGACAACATTCTCAGCTAGAGGGTATGTCTTCAAGTGGGTACTGCCAAAAGACATCATAAAGTTTGACAAATGAGAGGAGATGAGCACTATGGACAACAAAGACAACGAGCTCTATATGCTTAAGAAAGAAATAGAAGACTTCAAGCGGGAACTTGACGACCTAGACAGCAACATACAGTCTGCTGGCTAGGCCATCAGTGACAAGCTCACAGAGTGCAACAAGACTTTTGAGAGAGCTAATGCATTGTTTGTGGAAAGTGCAGCAAAAGCTGCTTTACGTGGCACTGCACTTGCAGTGCTTATGCTGTTGAGCTTCACTGCCACTACAATGTGTGTTGTAGGTGCAATAAAAGCTGTGGAGACATTGCTATGACTTATGCATAGGCGTTGATTATGCTAGCAGACAAATGTGGAGTGTATGATGTCACTATGGAAGATGTTCCATACTGGATTGACAAGTTTAGGCGCTTCTTTGCATATCTAGACTACAACAGCATTGACTTTAGAGACATCGTAGACCACATTGTTGATGTCAAAAGAAGGCATCGTCCCCACGGCGAAGTGCCTAAGTGCAAATATGACATCTACAATGGAGTTTGGCTTCAAGAGATGTTAGAATATAAGCATAGCAGCAACTACTACAGGCAGTGCATTGACAAGTACAAGCACGTGCTTGGCGACAGATGGGATCAAGCTGAAGACATAATGTGAAAGAAGGTGCAATATGAGAAGAAAGTACATAGACAAAGTAGTAGAAGAAGTTGACAACGATATGCTCTTGAAGTGGAAAAGGCAGAACAAGATCATCAAGCAGCGAATGCAAAAGCTTGAGCTGAAGCTTGAAGAGTACCACACATTTGAGTATGCTTTGCTTCTTGAGCTTGCAAGCATAGCAACTGCAGGAAAGCTAGAGTCTGAGAGCGCGTGGTTCTTGCGCCGCCTTCTTGACTGGGAGCAGATCCCATCATTTGCTGGAGCAAAAGAGAAGGTGCTGGACTTGCTAGACAAAGCAGCTGAGGAGGAGCAAGTATGAGAAGTGCAAGAAGACGTACAAAGACAGCTAGCTCATATGAAGCAATTGACAAGCACTAGCTCCGCAAGGCAATTGCTGAGTCACAAGTCTAGCACTAGTGCACAGAAGAGATGGGCGTTCTGCTTATGAGAATACACGACATTGTCATAAAGACTAGCTCATACTTCACCTAGACTACAAGAGAGGAAGAAGAAGAAGGCCGCTCTTACTCACTTGAGAGATGGCTGAAGCGTGGCCTTTGGCTGATAGACTTGTCAAAGAGAGACAACCCTTTCAGCTATTTGTTTGCTGGCACATACTTGAACATAGTCAACAAGATTATGACTATGCGAAAGAAGCAGATACAGAGAGAGCGTCTTCAGAAGATGCTTATGGACTAGTTGCTTGAGCAGATGCCTAGTCTGCAAGCAAAAGACTTGACAACAGTAAATGAGTTCTAAGGAGGACAAATAATATGAAGACTTGCTGTATGATGGTAGCTGGTCCTTTTGAGAAGGACTACTGGAGAGAGTGGGCAAAGTGGCATCATTCTCTTGGCTTTGATGACATAGTGATAGTCACCAACAACTGGCCACTAGACAAAGACTCATCAATGCCATATGTGAAGTCTGCAAGACTCGATGGTCAGAAGACACAGCTGAAGACTTACAACTAGTTTGCATTTGACTGCATCAGAGAATATGACTGGGCAATGGTGCTAGATGGTGATGAGTTCTTGCACGTGCCACTAGACATAAAGACTTACTTCAAAGAAGCTGAGAATGATGGATTTCCACAAGTGTCATTCTAGTGGATGCTGCTTGGAGATAGCGGTGAAGGAGTGCCTGAGTCAGGAAGCGTTGTGCAGAGATTCTAGAGAGCATCTGGAGTGTTTGCACCTGAAGTGAAGTCAGCAATAAGCTTCAAGTGGTGCAGAGAGCACAAGCTTATGCCGCACTGGGTCAACCCACACTTTGCTTGCGCAGGTTTCTAGTGGCTGCCAAGCTTGCACTACCCACTTAGGCAAGGGATGGTAGGCCCAACACTGTAGCAGCTTGCAGGTGCAAAAGTTGACCCAGCCCAGCCTTACATTGCACACTACTTCACAAAGACAAAAGCAGAGTGGGCAGTGAGGCGTGGGCTGCCAAGGCCTGACAATGGGCAGATACGAGACATAAGTGAGTTTGTGAGAGACAACCACAATGAAGTAGCGTGGCCATACTTAGCGCAAATGCAAAGCAAGTAAAAAAAAAGCTCGAGCATTGCTCGAGCTTCTTTAATGTCAAGTTCTCGTGAGAGATTACTTGATGGAGACGATGCCTGTTGGTCTGATGATCTTAGCGCCGAAGAGGACTTCTGCGTCGAGATATCTGCGGCCAGTGCAGAGGTTTGCAAAGCTGCGATATCCGATAGTCAGGCCGCTGTTAGGATCGCTTGCCTTCCAAGCGTCAACGTAAGCACCTGCCATAGGGGCGAGGTAGCGAGAAGCAATGCCGATTGAGTTAGCGTCAACCAATGCACCCTTCCAACCATCAGCGAGGCCAGGAGCGCAGACAACTGACTTGAAGCCATAGAGGCCAGGGACATATCCTCCGCGAATTGCCTCTGGGCCACCATAGACGTAAGCGTCAAGAGTGCCGAGCAAGTTAGCGAAGTATGTAGGGCCAAGCATCAAGACAGTGTTGCCAATGTCGAGCTGGTTAGCGTAAGTTGTGTCAACGAGGCCAGCGAAGTCAGACTTTGCAGAGAGTGAGCTCTCAGCAGAGAGTGTGACGTTAGTGTCGTTGAGGAGACCAATAACAGTGTTGTAGATGCCACGGCCAATTGCATCACCAGTTGCATAGCCAACATCGCGGAACCACTGGACCTCTGTCTCAGCGACGTCGCGGTCAGTGTACATAAACTGCTTCACAAGGTGAGAGCTGAGGTTCACTGTAGCAGCGTCCATCTCAGTCTGCCCATTGCAGTAGTTGTTGGAGTCAGCATCAAAGTCAGCAGCAGCGCTGAGGTTGAACACTGGGATTACGATAGAAGCGCCCTTACGGTCTTCGAGGTCACGGAAGTTGTGAGCGAAGTCCTTGATAGGAGCAAGCTTGGCGTAGAGAGTCTGGAGCGCAAAGTCTGAAGTTGTGCGCATCTGTAGATCTGAAAATGCCATTTTGTTTGTTCTTTCTTTTAGTTGATGTTAATGTTAAAATTCTGCAAGACTACTTTGCCTTGCAAATCAATGTATATCACGAGACCTTCGTGACTATAGCATATCCTTCACCTTTGTAGTGAGCAGCAGCAGCAGAGTTCTTGATGATGTCAAGTCCAAAAGTCTTAGGAGCAGAGTTGAGGGCCTCAATCTTGATGACTTCTTCCTTCTTCTCTTCTTCTTCCTTTACTTCTTCATTCTTGACTTCGTCTTCTTCTTTGCCACAGCCATTGTCTGCTTTGTCTTCTGAGCAAGCGTTGTCAGCAGTCTCTTCTTTGACTTCCTCAACGACTTCTTCTTTTGTCTCTTCAGGAGTCTTGCCTTCTTCGACAGCTTCGACCACTTCTTCCTTCACTTCCTCTTTGACTTCATCGATGACTTCT